TTCAAGACTTCCTCTTCATTTTCAGGAAATATAAATGCAGCAAAAGACATTTCATCTAGCTTATTAATAAAATGGACTTGATTGGGATGAGCATAAAATTCACCAGCAGCTTTAACTTCTAATGAAGCCCAATACTTTTTCCAAAGAAGAATTAGATCTGGAACGCCTTGCTGATATGACGAATCATTTTTCATTACAACACAACCTGGAAACATTATCTTAAGTTTCTTGATCAGTTTAGCCTGATATTGATTCTCGGTCATGGTGCAACCCATCTACCATTAAAACGTGTCGATGAGCGATCGTTATTTGTCGAAGTCGGAGCATGGGTAACGGTACCGGTACCGCCTCCCTGATTCATAAAACCTACAATAGAATCGCCTGCAGCACAACGTATCGTTCCGGCTACATTAAATGATCGACGCTGACCACCGCCACCACTACCAGGCTCCTGTCGCTGTACGTAAAACTCGCGTACTGTTGGGCCGATAGTTCTAACACCAACGCTTACAATTGTCATACCAGCAACCCAAGTAGCAAGCATCGTAAGATCAACCGTAATGGCATAAAGACCAGCTTTAGGTACTACAACACCACCTGGTGGCGATGTTGTACCATAACTGAAATTTGCTTCCTGGGAATCCCAACCAGTAAGAGTTGCATCAGTGCCAGTACCAAGAGAACCTGAAGTCCAACGTACAAATGACCACCATGGTCGTGTGGAAAGTTCGGCTTCAACCGCTTCGGCAAGGGCCTGTATATCCAGAGGGCTGTTTCGTCCATCACCTTTAACGGGATAGGGAAATGCATAAACAGGAGTTGCTCCTGAGCCCATTACTTGGCCCTCCTCTCAAGAATTTGAAGCCGAGCGTTGAGATCTTTCACAACATGAAGAAGAGCAACAGAAAGAAGATCGTATCGTATTCCATCGACTTCATCTTCAAAATACACGACGAGTTCAGGAACACACTGTTCTACTTCATCTGCGATCAAACCGTATGCATCTGTTTCGCTATCATCTTTGCGATCGTACTTAACTGGTCGAAGTGCGAGAACAGCATCGGGATCAATCTCGTGTGATCGAATATTCTTCTTATACTTACGAGCAGAAACATTTCGACCGAATCTGTTATTATTATCCATCCAGACGGCAAAGAATCCACCACCTGAAACAGAACGGCTGTAGGTGTTGTTACTTGGACCACGAGTATAAGGACTAATGTTTACGCCTTCATCGTCATGGTTACACTTATTTCCCACTTTGGTATCGGTTTCACTCTGAGTGTAATAACGACCATCATGGTCATGTGACGATGGTGGGAACGTAGAAGGCTTACCTGTGATCTGACCCCAAGTATGCGTATGAGTTATCGACGCATAGGTATCATCGGTAAAACTCTTATTAACTACATGCGCATCAGCAGCAGGATCTGGTACCGAGAGGTAACCAGTCATCGAATCGCCAGCTTTATGAATAAGAGTTGTCGTGTCAACAGTTGGTCCTGGAGGACCTTCTGGACCTGGCGGTCCTGTGATGTTACCAGCGTCAGTCCACTTTGTAAGACTGTTATTCGGATTGGGTCCATTATAAACCCAAAGATGTCCCGTGTCTGAAGTAATATATCCTTGACCCGCTATAGGAGCCAACAACAAAAGATCAGTCGAAGTAGGAACATCTCCAACGATAGAAACAGACTGACCTGGGGCACCTTTCGGACCTGTGGGCCCTGCTGGACCAGTTGGTCCTATGGGTCCTTCTGGACCTCCGGGATCACCAGTATCACCTTTTGGACCTGTAGCCCCGATCGGTCCAATCGGTCCAGTAGCTCCAGTAGGTCCTTGGGGTCCCGTAAGTCCTGTTGGACCAATTGCACCTGTAGCTCCAGCTGGACCTTGGTCTCCCTGGTCACCCTTAACCCCCTGTGCTCCTGTAGCGCCTGTAAGGCCGATTGGACCAGTGGCGCCTGTTGCTCCGGCAGCACCGTTAATACCTGTAACGGCAAGATGCGGCTGAAGAACTCCGGTTGAAAGATCAATTGAAATTCCAGAATTCTGGTAGACCTTCAACTGAATGACATCACCTATTGTGAAATATGCAAGTTCGGAAAGAATTGCATTGAGTTGCGCCGAACCGCCTTCAACAATAAACGTCCACGCTCCAGCAGCTATCTTTGGACTTCCGTTATAGTAAACGGCAGCTGCGACAAGTTCAGACAACCATTCATAATCAAGACCTTCAACATGAAACGCCACATGTGCATGAATGTTATACCAACCCGTTGCAGGAATTACAACCGTATTCCCTGAATGCATAGTATCTGGATCTCGATCAATAGTAGCAAGCGCAACCTGTGTCCAAACGTTGTTAGGTATACTTTGACCGGTAGTTGGACTACCTGCAATTCTACAACCCCAAACTTTGGTTATGCCACCAGGAGGACCTGTATCTCCTTGCGGACCTTCAGGTCCTTCTGGGCCTGGTTCTCCCTGAGGACCTTCGGGTCCTTCTGGGCCTTCTGGGCCCGGTACATCCGAATCTAAGCCCGGAGGACCATCAGCACCTACTGGACCCTCAGGACCAGTGTCCCCTTTCGCTCCTGTGGCTCCTGGAGGCCCTGTAGGGCCAGTGGGACCAGCTGCACCAGTTAGGCCTGTGGCTCCGGTAGCTCCGGTAGGACCTGATGGGCCTTCTGCACCCTCGTCTCCCTGAGGACCTTCTGGGCCTACGGGACCGATAGGACCTGATGGTCCTGTTGCCCCTGTATCTCCGGTATCACCTTTTGGCCCTGTAGAACCGGTCGCACCTGTTGGACCTGCATCTCCGGTATCGCCTTTCGGTCCAGTATCTCCAAGATCACCTTTTGGACCAACTGGACCCTCGGGGCCTTCAGGGCCAACTGGACCCTCGGGGCCGACCGGACCGGTAGGACCTTCTGGACCAGGTGGTCCACCTTCTGGACCTGGGTCTCCCTGAGGACCTTCTGGACCTACAGGGCCCTGTGGCCCTTGAGGACCTTGGGACCCGAGGTTATCTGATGCCAGGATCACAACATCGGGGTATTCCTGAAGAATCACGGTTGAATCGGGAGGTTCCTTGTCAAACGAGAACCGATATGTATGTGACTCAACCTTAACATCGATCTCTGGATCGGCGACAAGCACGTTAACCGATGGAGTTTGATCGAATGAGATATTCACCTTAGAAGTATCGTCTTCTGTGGTAACGTTAATGTCACCACTTTGAACAGTTACGTTGAAATGTTCATCGGGTGACATCAGCGATACACTCTACTTTACCCTGACACAGGGTTCGGGGTTGACCACCAGTAGGAATCCACTGAACGTCCCAAGCTCCGTTGAACTTTCCTTTTGTCACAGATGGATCTTCCATAAGAGCCTGTGTATCTGCTCCAGTCAACGAAAGGATGACTTCGCCTGCGTCTGCTCCAGTCAGATCGGCTGCGAATTCCGCTGTCACTGTAGCTGCTTCATCGCGACTAGGACGAATCTGCGCTGTGATCTCTCCTGCAAGATTTACCGGTTCAGGCGGAACCGAATCATCAGTGCAAATTAGCTTGAACGAAACACCATCACCCGCATATAGCGCCAGATCTAGTACTGGTGGCTGAATGCTAAGCTGCCCGGCCATTCCCCTCCTTTCGTTTTCGGGGCTTTTCGCAAAAATAAACGATATGATTTTCTCTTCCTTCTATCATGATCTACGTTCGCGACGCTATCTAATATCTATTTCGTCGTGTCTGGCGTTGGAGAAGTCGGGTATCTTTCTTGCAACTCATGGTCTACTCTTTCCACTGAATCGACCATACCAATCAGATGATTATCTGTTACAATCGCATCGGTCCAGATAGTAATCACCCACGAATAAACGCCACCAGCTGTACGACGAAGCTCAATTGATCCACGGCCAGGAATAGGATCTCGATAATTTTTCACAACATTTTTAGGCGGTATGATAGCAGTCTGCTCTTCACTACCTTTTCCAGATTCAGCCATGACGCATTCTCCTTCTCTTATGCTTCCAACGAATGTGTGTCAAATGGTAAGCGTCACATCTCACACAGAAATAAATATCACCCATTATCTGATCTTGTCGTAGTGCTGATCTTCGAGCAGCATCAGGCGTTGGGTAACGAACCTTATTGCATACTCGCTGTCGAGTCATACTTCTCCTATTCGATGACGATGAACCTCTGATAGGTTGGCCAAACGTAAGTACGGGCCATAATCGATTGAACTAGATCCTGCTCGAGAAGACCATATCTCTTCGCACACTCTAAAGAATTTGGGCTTATCTCGTGGGTCCTGTCATCCATGATCGGATCATCAATCGGCTCCTCGTAAGGATGTCGAAATTGTTGGTTGTATTTTACGGCGAACCACCTAGGACGCCAAGCCAAGTTTTCAACGCGATTATTATGACGATCTCCATCCAGATTAATCGGAGTATCAAAAGGACCAGGAACACTAGGAAGAAAAGCTCTAGCCACCAGTAGAGGGACCGATCGGTGCCTCTGGGTTCCTTCATGCATCAGCCCCACTTGTAGTAGGCCGTATTGGTTTAGATTACACTGTAAGATCCTCCCAGATCGCTCAAAACGGATTCTTCCCTGATCGCTTACGCTGTATTTCGGAAAATCCTCTATTGTTTTCCAGTGTTCGGACATAGATATTTCCCTCATTTTTTTAACTGGCCTTGGGCAAGCTGCGAGGCCTTGTGGAGTGAATTAGATATCGTGGTCTTCTACTCCCGTGTTCCGTGTGCCACTTCTTCTCGCCAAACTCTTATAGTTTTTTTCTACTTAATATCTATATACTCTTTTATAATTAGCCGCGTGCGTAAATATATGAAAGGTTTAGGAGCGAAAGTGGCACACCCCTAAAACCTATAAAAGCCCTGCAAATTCGTCAAATTCATCTGTGCCACTTTTGAGCGTTTTTGAAAAACCGCTCACATTGAAGCTTTTTTTGGCCTTCAAAGACCTCCAAATTGCAGTGTCAATTACACTCTTACTTCGGAGGGTGTAATAGTAAAGATCCAAAAATGGCACATTCATTCGGTCGATTCTACCGTGCGCTTGGTGCCAGTTTTTGTATGAGTAGGTGAGCGAATAGAATAGAATTGTATTTGTTTCTGTGCAATTCCACCCCTCCGATCCTGCAACAAATTGAACAAGATATACCCACCTGTTGGTTTTTGGTATTTCTTCGTGTTTGTGTCCATTCCATTCTGCCACGGTTATCTCATCTTCTAACGTCCGAAGAATCTCCAACTCATAATTGAAGTTGTAGAAGATAACCATCTTGTCGTGGTTTTCCAGAAGCGACTTTACTGCCCTGAGACGCGACGGATCGCTATTGACAATTTGACGCATAACCTGAAAGAGCTCGGCTATGTCTCGAATGGGCTGATTCTTATAGATGTTCCATCTATTCTTTATAATGTTCTGCAGTAGAAGCTCATTGTGACCAACAAACGTTGTTATCGGATGACTGGTCGTGTGCTTCGTATAAGGCATATGCACGAGTATCCGATTACGATACTTGTTAAGCTTGCCTTCATTAAGGTATCGAGAAACTTTCGGGAACTTGGAGTACGGCGCATAGACCACGTGTTCAAGCTTGAACTGCGTCCGGTTAGGGTAGAAACCGTTGGCAACGAATACTGGTATATAGTCCATCCAGGTATCGCCGGGAGTGGCGCTGAGGAGAACCCAACGATTATTTCGGGCGATTCTAAGGAAGGCTTTAACCCACTTTCCGCTTCCGACCAGTCGTTGTTCATCGAATATGAAGAATTCATCCTTTATGTCCTTATACTTTTCGATGTTGTTCCAACTGTCCACTGTAAGGACGCCACCTGCAGTACCGTTCAGCTCCTTACCGATAACGATCTGGGCGAATTCCTCTTCCCAGTCCACGCTGTCACGCTTCTTGGCCGTGGTGATTACATAGATGTCCCGGCCCCAGTGCTTCTTTTCGTAGTACGCTACCGCTACGCGAGATTTCCCAGAGCCTACGGGGCCCCAGAGAATCTTCCCGTCACCCATTCCTTCTAGGGCTTTCTGCTGGTGAGGTCTGAGATCCATATCTACTTTCGAATTTTTAAAAAATCAAAGCCGATGTACTGACTTTGATTCTTAAACTTTACTGGGACGTTACAACACAGCTCTCGAGGGCTTTATCAACGAGCTCCTGCATGTTGTCAACTTCGTGCTGAGCGATCGCCAGTCCAAACTTAACTCTCTCGTCACGGTCGTGGGACGTACCGTGTAGATAGTTAATTGTTTTCTGGCGTCTCTCAATCTCTTTTGACAGACGTGCGGTGATCTCGAGGATTTCCTCAATATCTGCTTCCACAATGACCCCTTTCTAGGTTTCATTATAAGGGATGTTTTCACTGCGGAATATAGGCGGGCGGAGAGTTTCTCTGACGGCGTGGGCTCCGCATTCCATCAGATCCACTCCCCGCCCTATCCCCTAGACACTTGGGGGGTAGTGGGGTCAGGCGTCCAGGGGAGTATTTGCTCTAGAAATAGCGCCGAGCGCCTACATCTGTACGCAAGTTTGACCGCCAATAGGTACCAATGTTCACGAAATGCGGAGGATTACTACCAAAATTTAGTGCGCGGTCGCCGGGACCAATCACGATAACCACATGAGAGGGGATGCCTCCACCCTGATTACCGTAAAAGACACAGTCTCCGGGTCGCAGATCTTTGAGATTGCTTAGTCCGATTCGCTTTCCATTTGTGTACATGGTACCGGTATAGCCCTGACCATCATAACCGCGGCGGTGTGGATCGTTTTTGCATCCTGCCATGAATAGCACGTGAGTGCTGGAACCACTACAGTCGGTTCGCATCGGTAGCTTGCCGGTCTTAGGATAGGGCCGGATCTGAGCGTATGTGATACGACTACGGTTCTGTACGTACCACTCACCCCACGATCGGATCTTCTGGCGAATGACGTCATCAGGCGTTGCAATGACTTTACGAGCCAATTCCTTAGCCCGATCATCGCCAAACGCCCACAATGCCACCCAGTCCTGATTAGTGCACTTTTCTGGATTACGATCCTGCCAGTTTGCCCGGTTGTAGAACCTGCGCATGTCCGCTACGGTGCCCTTACCGTACTCACCGCTACGGGTGTTTTCGCTATCAGCGCCTAGAGCACGCCACAACATTCTCTGTAATGCTTGGACGTGAGGACCTTTCTTGCCTTTCTGGATCTCATTCTCATCCAGCTTCGTAGGCTTACCAATCTTGCTTCGGAAGAACAGCTGAACGCCATAGTCGTCAAATGCTCCCCCGGGGTTTTTCCCACTATGATCCCAGAGTCGGGTCAGCGTGTTGAGGCCTACCACTCCTGAGGGGTTGATGCCCACCATCTTCTGGAACGCTTTTACGTCCTTAATGGTCTTTGGCCCATAAGCACCATTCTTCGCGTTCGTCCCCTTAGATCCACGTTCACGTAATGCTACATATAGTGCCCTCTGTACGGCAGTTACATCGCCTCCCTCACAGCCTTGTTCAAGACGCCGCTTCAGTTGAGGGCAAGCCCAATCTGGCATCATGCATCTCCCGGCGGATCGGTTGGCGCCTGGTCATCGACGTGAACCGGCTCGTTCTCCAGCTCGTCGTCATCAGCCAATGCCGGATCGACCTCAGGACCGCTCTCTTCCGGAGGCTCCGGCTCCTGATCAGGAACTTCAGGCTTCTCAGGCTCCTCTGGATGAAGATTCGGCTTTGTCACGGGATCTTCGGGTCGCTCAGTCATGTCCTAATGCCCTCGCTCTCTTGCTCGCTTGGATGGCCTTACCTTGTTTCTGAGCTTTCTTCTTGGCCCCCTTACCCTTGTACAACTTTCCCTTATTGCCGTACTTGTAACCGCCCTTAGTTTTTCGAACTGGCATTTCCATTCTCCAAGTGTTCTTTTCGTTCTTCTCGTCGGATAGCTATCTCTTTCTTCCATCCGTGATAGATTATGACATAGTGTACCACTACGCCTACCCAAAGGAATAAGAGAAAGAACCAAAGCATGGTGGATATGCTTACATCAGTAAAGACCACAGCCAAAAACCATAGAAATAGGAGAACGAACCAGAGAGGGATCATTCTACTTTCCCATTCATATCTGCTCTCAGTCTTTGGGCCGATGTTTCGAAATCATCTCGCCGCGATCGCAAAGTTCCAGCCACACCTCTCAATTCCGATGCGATTACTGTATCATCTTTGAACATCTCTACAAGATCTTCTGTGTGTTCGAGCCAGTCATTTACAGCTTGTACTCTTGTCTCAAAAGCAACAGCATCGGCATCTCGCCACTTTGCATCTACGGTGTGTCCCATAATGTCCTTTCTAGGAATAAGGTGGGCATCGCGTAGCCGAGTGCGTGCAAGCGGCTTAGTTACGACCTACCATGCCCTCTCATGTTTGCCTCACGGCCTGCAGACCGCCCCGCTCCATGAGCTAGCTTCTGATTAGCTTTCTTCGACTGGGTCGAAATTGGCCTGAAATGCCTTAGTCGTGTATACCTTGTAACCACGCTCGGTGTAAAGAATCCAGTCCCCTACAAAAGCCTTTGTCTGGCGGGGGTTCTTCGGGTTGTGGACTCTTACATGAATATACTGTTTGGTAGGCTGCACATCAGCAGACTTGTCGACTGGAGAATCATCAATATTGCCGATCTCCCCAAAGCACCATCGGGCGATATCAGCGAAATTTTGCTCAGTAACTTGGACAGCGTCTACGAATAGTGGCTTACGGACATACTTGGTTGTGATGCTCGTAGTTTCCATACGTCCTATTCGTTTCGTTTAGGCTGGGTTCAGTTCAGAGTACTTCTGCTCCAATGTGTCTTCTTCGATGGTGATGTAAATACTCTGAAGGTAGGCCTTGATTCCCGTCTTACCATTCACGTTCCACTCATAGGGCCTGACGATGAGGTCGACGTTCAGGATGTCAGCCCAGTCAAGCATCTCTACCGAGTCCTCATCTAGATTGGTTCGACCACGTGATGTGATCAAGACAATCCGAGGGGGACGACCTTTGAAATTCAGAGACACAGGCAAATATGCCTGAGGGTCTTGCTCTTCTTCCTCGTCACGAGGTTTTAACCACTTCACATTCCAGTTGTCTTCAGCCATAGCAGTAGCCGTGGCTGGATCAAGAAGGACAGCAAAGTTCCGATCACCTTCACGATTAAACTGTCCCTCCTTACCGGAAAAGTTACGAAAGATGATCCGAACGCCTTCCATGAGTACAGTGTTATCTTTGGCTGCCATTAATTTCTCCTCACGAAGTCTTGGAAGGAACCGAATTGCTCGATCGTTTTGATTGCATCGGCTTTGAGCTTCTCAAAGTACGACATGTCAATCTGAAGATCATCCATGGATTTTGCGATCTCAGCTTCAACCCATTTGTGACCTTTGGTACCGGCTACTGCGTAGAAATTATCCTCCTTTACTCTAAAAAGGACTCCACCGCCTTCCAGCACAGGTACAAAACGACCAGTACGACCGAGATGACGCATAGAATGAGAATCCAATTTTTCACCTTTAACACGTTCCTCTCTATCGAGATACATAGTCCCCTGCGTTACGTTCTTGCTTTCGCAGAAGTCATCAAACTCAAGCTTCTCACCTGAGAACAGTGTTTTGAATACAAACGGGTGCTGAAACTGGGATCCTACGGCGGTCCACTTATCGTCCTTACGAGCAATATACACCGCATCGTTGACGAGGCAGAACTTATCATACGTAATTTCGTGCTCAAAATCATAGCCATACTTCTTCCCATGTAATTTGGTAAAATTGATCGCTCTAGAATTAGTCGCATCGGGAAGCTTCACAGAATCCGTCTTAATATGCACGACAGAATAGCCGTTATCCTTTAGATCATTCTTCAGATCTATCATATAGAGAGCGCCACGCTTTGCAACAATATTGTCCTTATTACGACTGTCACGAAATGGGTTAGGAAAACTCGCCGACGTTAACCCATACACTATGTTAATGACAATCTTCAACGCATATGCAAGCTTGTCTGCTCCATCTTCATTATCTAGATAAGGGGCCAAACGACCATCCAACATTTTTCTAGCTTTAGGGTATTGCTTCCGTTTGATAGCCATACGAGCATCTAACAGATCTTTGAATTTATCGGTGTACTTACCGAAGAGATTCAAGATTTTGATAGATGTGGGATGCATGGAAGCAATATCTAGTAAAGCTACGTTCTCATAGATGCCAGGCTCGGCATAGACGTAGCCCCCTTCCCCGGGGTCTTCGCCACGATACGAGCTCTTACCCGCATCGAAAGTGTACCCGGGAAACTCTTCGCTCAGATCTGTGTAAACGAAAGACTTCTGTGGAGCCTTATCGTTTCCAAATATGATCTTTGCGGTATGTCGCTGCGTGGTATCGTTCACCGTCAACCCACTGAGTTCGGCCAGAATCTGGCGTGCGACGAAATCCTCCCAACGATCTTCGAGCACAGCTTCCGTTGCGCAAACATCGTTGACACAATATTCGACGACCCGTGGCCAGTCCTCTTCATTCACTGGCTCATCCAGTGGGAAGTCCAACTCCATGTGGTGGATACCAAGATCGATCTCGAACTTCTTCAACCCCTGCTTGATCGAGCTGAAGTCCCATACGTCGGCGTAAGACAAATTGTAGGCTTGCGCGAAGTACGCATTGCGATTATTGTCGACAACAATCTTCCGGGTAAGCTCATACAGCTTCTTGATTGGATAGCCTAAGCTAGCTGCCCAGAGAATATGATTGTCAAATCGCCTGTTATAAAAGCCCACGAGCTTTAGTCTTAACAACGACTCAACTTCGTCCTTCGTAGGATTGATCATTCTGACGATATTGTTATCTCCACGGAACTTCCAGCAGATAACAAACAGATTCGGATAGACCTCAATATCAAATATCGCCATGCGAGTGTCATCAATCTCTACTTCTGCATCAGGGTCAGCACCGACTTCGTCCTCAGACTTGAACTTCATGTCCTTGACGATCTTCAGACAGAGCTTTGCCTGATGTGAGCTATTGTTCGCAAACGCTATCAACCGCGGTTGCAGATCCGTCACATCAAATTTCAGACCATCCTCATATGCTTCTTCAAGAATATAAGCGATGAAGTCGATAGACGGTTTTGTACCAGGGTGGATCTCTTTCCTCAGATTTCGTTCAATGAGCTCTCGAAGGCCTTTTTCGCTAGTAATAGTCTTTGCCTTGAGCATCGTTTCTTTCTTCGGCTTGAGAGGGAGCCCACTACTAATGGTTGCGATTTGTACTGCGTTACATGACGTTAGCTTCCGACGCAAAGACGCGTCTCCAGCAAACGTCTTGATCTCTATACCCTCTGAATAGATATTCGCGAGTTCTTGGGTATTCCCCTCGTACAAATAATGTAGGTGTACCCCTCTACCTGATTTGCTGAGTTCAGCATAAGTCGGAGGCCAACGGCTTGCGGCCTCGAGGTTTCTATCGAGACTCGTATCTTTGCCACCGTTCAAGTCCTTGAGGTCGAAGTCTATAACGATATGCTTTTCAGGGACTCGTACGAAGTGCAATTGGCTCGTATCAATATCTAAAAGGGTAGTTTTAACATTGGACCACTTCTGCGAGGGTACTCCATCCTTACTCGCTAATTGAGCTGGCTGGCTTCTGAAAGCATCGTCCAACAGCGACGTCGATTTCTCCATAACCAACGAGTAAGCATGTAGCTCTGGATCAGTTTCCTTCGGAATTTTGAACTTCTCAGCATTGAACCCAGAATATACACTCCGTACGTGTTTTCCATTAATGCGCTCACGATCCTTAAACTCGTCGAAGTAATTGCGCAGCTCTTCTCTGATCTTGTACTTAGGACGAGGCTTCTCGATCCCGCTCTCTGCACAGAACTGCTTGTACAGCTGGTAAGCCTGCTCAAGTGTTGTGTAGTCGTGCTCCTTAAAGATATCATAGTACGCTTCGATAAAGTTAAAGAACACGTCCGTCTGCAGCATCATCTCAAGTGGACGATACCCGTTGTAGTAATTTTTACCCATCTCCAAATATACTTGGAGACAATGAGCTGCAATCGCCCCCAACTCGAACTCAATCTGTCCCAACAGGGTGGTGTAGTGGCGGTTTGGAATCCTCACACCCGTCGGATGGATATCGATCAGCCGCCGAATGATCCCCGACTTGGCATCAGAGATCTTGACCGGTTGGTTCGAGCCCATAAAGAGTAGGGCCTCTGACCGCGATGTGTAGCTCGGCTTGAACTTCTCGTTCATCAGCATCTGTTCATGAGATACGATAGAGTTCAAACGCGTATTGTCTTCAAGTCGGGAGAGGTCGCCGTCGTGCTGAATGGCAACCAAGGGGTTGTGTTTGAATGCTTCTGTAGAAAACGTGCTGTCCGATCGTCCTAACGCTTTTCCGTCGAACGTCGTTGTGTATCCGTCAAACAACTTCTCCAAAATATTCAAGATGGTGGACTTGCCGGACCCAGCGGGACCGTAGAACACAAAGAATTTCTGAATCTTCTTTGAGTCTCCGGAAACGATGGATCCGACAGCCCACTCGATCTTGGCCCGTTCTTCTACAGAATATAGCGTACCTACAAGTTCATCCCACGCTGAAATATCCCCTCGTTCTAACGGATAGGGGAGAGTCTTACTGGCGTAGTCAGTCTTCTTCACCTCTGAATTTGAGAATAGGATCTTAGAGTCGAGTGGCCGGTTGTTATCGCTGACGTTAAAGAGGAACTGTCTGAAACTCCTCCACGAACGACTGTTGAACGATCGCATGGACTTTACAACGGTTGGCAAACCTGTCTCTTTCCCCAATCGCTGTGCTTCCGCCGCGAGGTCTTCGTCGACTAGCCGTTGGACATCGTACTCATCCCGCGACCAAAAGCCCCTCGCTTCGTCCCATATAGCGTAGAACGTACGGCCCTGAACCATCAAATCCGTAGAACGCCCGACAATGAAATCTGGATAGACCTCCAGCTTCTTATCTTTCGTCTCTCTACAGAGGATCTGATAGAAATCCACAGGCCCTCCTTATTAACTGATGGGATCGATCTCCATCGAGTACTCTTGCATCTGATACCAAATATCTATTTTGGTCTGGTCCTTGAATGTCTTCTGGAGTGGGAAGAATCCTCCGTTACCAGATCGATCGTACTGACGCCAGATGACGTTGTAGAGTATCTCATTGATCTGTTCGACCTTGTACTCCGACAAGGGATCTGACATTTTGCTCAAACGCAGATTCTTGATAAGGTGCCATGCCCAATACGGCTCGTTACCCTGGTCGCTCATGACCCAAGCCAGCCTTCGGCTCAGAGCCACGAGTACTTCGAGGAACGTCACGAATTCCAGCTCGAGATCGCCTTTTTGGTAGTGACTGTGGAGTACGAACCTGAAGTAATCGTGTCGGAGCTGTTCTCCGTCCGCTATACGACTATCATCATTTGAGATGGTCCAATGGAACTCGGTGTTGTGCATGATCTCGAACAGCCCGTAATAATCCCTTTTCTTTGGAACGCGGATCTGGGATACGAGCCATGTGTAGTAGTCGAGATCAACCTTCTTCGGTTTGAGTGTCTGTTCCATCGTCATTTTCATTGTCGTCTAATCCCTGGACTTCCACTTCGTATCTGCCGGGTACCCTGATGATCTCCATTTCGAGTTCAAGTTCAGGGTTACGAACAAATACATAGTTGCGATCGTCCGAACCATGGCCAAACTTCTCCAGAGCTCGCTGACCGATTAGGTTTTCTCTATTGAACAATACCGTGTCGTCCGAATCCGCAAGAACATCGTCTCCCTCATAGTACATATACGTAGTTTGATTATACCCAGTTTCGTTCGTGGTATACTCATCCTGATGAATAATATGAGGAGCACCAAAATCTCTCTGGGAGAGTTCGTACGGATAACTCCAGCCGTCGTGCTTATCTTTCTGAGCCTCTTCGGTACGATATACCTTCGTGATCTTCTCGACTACCGTCTGCGGATCAACTTTTTGAAGTTCAGATTTGGCTTCGGAAACATTAGGCACCGGTGGAGGAAGGGGCCTCTCCGGCGGCGACGTCTGAATTTCACCTTCATATCCCTTCTCAATAATGACTTCTTCTAGGGGTGGCTTCTCCTGCCGGGCGTAGTACTCCCGGATCTTGGTGATCTCTTCCTCGCTCTGCTTGAATGCTTCTGCCTTAATACTCTCCCTTCCCCAGCGTCGTCCGATCATGAGTCCGATACTTCCCCCCATGATGATTCCTGCAGCCAGAAAGGTCAGCGCTTTCGGGTTCAGCATCCGGACAGCTTGAGAAGCTTCCTCAAGGTTGCTGGCTACTTCTTCGATCACGACTTCAGTAGCTTTTTCGGCGGTTGCCATAATTACACCAACTCAATCTTGTCGAAGATTACACCGTCTACATTGAAATCGAGAAGGATCGCACCCTCCCAACCGTTGACGAAATCTCTGACTCGAGAGTTCGTTCGATCATCCCAAACGCCGAAATCGATGTAGTCGTCACCGACCCCAAGGATCCAACCAACTACAGCTCCCGCTTCGGATCGTGGAATCCCGAGAAGATCGTACACTTCGTTCAGGAATACATGCCCACGAGATCTCAGCTGATCGTTGGCGTAATTCTGCTGACACGTCAGGAACACCAAATTATACTCTGGTTCCTTGCTCCAAGATGGCGACATCTGATCAAAGAACCGAGCATAAATAGATGGCGTATCCGTTCCCACTCTGGTGATCTGGTGGGTAACCTTTCCTTCTTTGACAACTTCAGTCCTGCTGCCATACCGAAGATGGCGGTCTTCGTCTTCCCCGTACTTCTCCACTACGCGAGCTCGGTACTCAGCGAAACCCTTCTCGAGTGCTGCATACGCAGACATCAAAGCGGCATTCCGCCTGGACAGGATGTTATGAGAGCTCGTCAACGCAGCAATCGACAATCCACCTACGATGATTGCTGGGCCGTATGCCCGAAGAACCTTCACACCGCTCTGGACATAAATGGTCGTAATGTCCTTCTGACGATCTCGCTCACTGTAATCTTCGTGCTCGAGACCCTTCGCCATATCGAGCTTTGATTTTGCTTCGCCCAGAACTTCTTCCATCTTCAAAGTTGCTCGGCAAGCAAGGACAGTACTTCCGATCACGCCAACGATTCCTGCCCCGAAAAGAAGTCCGGGGGACTTCGTCTGCAGAACAAGACTATTACGGGCGACCGTTTTACTGATCGCTGCCGGAACAAAACTCATCATAACTCCTTATACGGACAGCTCTAATTGGTTTGACTCTGGATCCACTTTAATCGAGGGGCTCGGGGTCTGGGAGATCCAGTAGATAACCATCACGGATTCTTGAAACCCCTGCCCCCCTAAGATCAGTCCAACCCCACTTATGATCTGTGTGAGTGGATGAAAGGCCCACAAGGTCGTAAAGATCTGCGACTGTTGCTTGTTCATATCGGCTCACCACGTCGTATAGTCGGTCGATGACTTCTTCGGCTTCTGCTCGTTGATCGAGCACTATTTCATCAAAGTCATGCTTGGCACGTCCTCGCTGACTCATACCTCGAGTAGCGAACGGTGGTCGATCATCTTCTGGACTTCTCGAATATCTATTATAGGCAATATGCCCAGTAGGACCAGAATATGGAGTTGTTGAACCTCCTCGGCGACGACCCTTGTCTCCGAAGATCAGTTTATGTACACCTTCGGACGCAGCATCGTAGATCATGTCACGCGCAGCTGGAAGGAGTACACCCATCACAACGAATCGAGCAGTAGTTTTCATATCGCCTTCAACGAAGGTTTCCGAGAACTGTTTTCTAAGGGACTTTTTCTTTCGACTTACTTCGCCCGTAGTAACGCGCTCGACCTTCCTTGAACTTCCCTTCTTACTCTTATCATTATTAGGAGGAAATTTTGGGGTATCCATTTTGTCCTTAGTTCGAAAGCAAAAAGCTAAAGTCTCTGAATGAGACCTTAGCCCTTTAGAACTACTTCGCGGTAATCTCGACAGTGCGAATGTTCTTCAGGTTCTTGAGCAGTCGCCATGCATTCTTCACCAGCTTTTCAGCCAGCATAAGAATGACCACGGTGATGATCCACTCCAGAACCATGTAGATGAACTTCGACATTAGATTTCCTCCTGATAGGGTTCTATTATACCCTATGTATTTTGTGCGAATTCGGAGGAAAAATGGCTATTCTACGACGTTTTCGGTGCCCTTACGATTCTCGAGCCAGTCGGCTGCCTTATCGAAGTTCTTGTTCACATGCTGAGAAGCCTGGTCAGCGATCATCGAGCCGATAATCAAGCTTCCCGTCCAGACCTTGACTGCATCTGCAGTGGTCTGAACACTTACGTTGTGACGAATCACGTCGTTGACGACCTTCCACACACTGGCACTGGCAACAACATTTGTCGCGAGCTTGAGAAGACTGAGTTGACTAGTCTGCATTAGATATTCTCCTATTCACCTGAGATTACGACTTCGCCAGCAGCTACACGTGCGCCGAGCTTCTGCATGTCTTCAGTGCTCAGCTTCCGAACTTCCGCCCTCGACATCACTTGAGGCTTTGGCGGCTTGACCACTTCGAGATCCGCTCCTGTAACCTTCGCTGCCTCCTCTCCGAGATTACTTGGAACAATCCCGTTGATAAACTCGACGGCCGCGTCCGCATCAGTAACGAGCTCCATAAAGAGAGCGGAATAGGCCTCGGATGACTCAAACTCTTCACGAATTGTTGCATTTTTGACAAATCTCTTCCCATCTTCAGATCGCTTACCATAGGCGCTCAAGATGATGTTCTTGAACTCGGCAATAATGCTCTTGCCATCTTCATCAGCGATGATCTTCTGCAGAGATTCAGCCAAGCCTCCTTGGTGACTCATTTCCAGTTCCACGAGCTCAGCTTTGGAGAGATGGAAGAAGAAATCTTCATTTACCGTCTCTCCGTTGAAATCTTCGTACGTGATCGTTTTCTTAAGCACTGGGCTCCTCGACAACCTCTTCGTCGCCGTCCCACTTCTCTTCGATATCATCCAGATCCATCATTGCCGTATCGGCAACCTTCCGGATGAGATCCATCGGATCCATCACATCTGAAATCGCACGCTCTCCACCTCTATCGATACGCACTCGAACTTGCCCATCCTCTTCGAGTTCCATTTCGATGCTCACGACCAATCCTTTCAATATCGATGACGGTTATACTCGGGTACTGGCGGGTTTGAGAAATCAATCGCGAGACACGGTCGATTATCCGAAGACATCACCGTTGTGACGTGAACTTCCATGTGGTTGTTAACATCCCAACCCACAGCGTCAGAATATGATGTCGGAGGCAACCCGATCTCGTGGTAGAATTCGCTTAGGCTGGCCGAACAGAAATGGACCAGCTCATAGTTGATGTGATTCTCGGCTCTCTTGATTGCTTCCATCGAGCTCATGAAATATCGTCCGGTGTGCATGTCATAGCACAGGACCTCGCCTGTACCCGTGACGACTACTTCCTTGTTCATCACATCATCTTCGGCAACTCGATGAATAGCCACGTCATCTCGAATATCCCGAGCCTTGTTCTCACCGAACTTCTCTACGACGCGCTCTTTGTACTCGCTGAACGCTCGCTCCGAGATCCCTGATGCGAGGGCAAGGGCTGTGATTCTCTTCGTTGCAATTCGATTGCTAGCCAGTATAAACGCAATGCTAGCCCCGCCCACAAGTACCGCAGGAATGTATCCATGCCACACCAACTTTGCTTTCTCGAGATTGCTGATTTCCCGCTCGTCGCCCTCAGACTCAAGACTAATCCGTTCGTCGATGAGCCGGGCAGCCTTGAAGGAAGCACGTCCTGTCAAATATGCAGTCGTGACGACTCCTGCAGCACCCAAACCCGTCAGTACGGTGGTTGAGTTTTCGTTTACCAGAAACCTTGCGTAACGAACTTGTTTTATTACTCCAGTAAGCATTAGACCCCTAAAATGGTCGCGAGTTACGATTTCGCATTTCCCGGACGAATATCCAGATCAGCCAGAACCCCCATGTTAGGATGACCATAAAGCAGTCCCCTAGGAACTTGAAGAACCCGTAGGACTTCTTATTCGTCACATAGATGATCATTACCACCCCCTAGGCGAGATGAAAAAAATAGAGGGTCCGTAGCGGCTACTACGGTTTCCTCGTCTCCGGGAGGAGACGATTCTTCCCTCTATTATGAGATAAGTTTTCTCTGCGAACTCACCCTTTGGACATGATAACGGAGCGAGTAAACGTCACCCCTTCGGTCCTCATATGCCAGCCGTCATTGAGGAGTTTTTGGATCTCTCGGTTCATGGCTATCTCGTTTACATGGATCTTGGCCTCGCCATCGTCCCGACGCCACTTACCTAGCATCTGTCTTTTGAACACGATGGTCTTCACTCAGTCTTCAGCACAGGGAGCGGCGCCACGTTCACCCCCATCTTGATGAACTCCTCTCTGAGCTCCTCGCGATCCTGACGGGTGAGCTCCTTGTACTCAGTGGTCGTAATCTTTCTGGACTCACCAAAATACTCCATGCACAGCTTGGCCAAGGTCCTCTCGGGACCAGCAGGTGTGGACATTTTTCCTCCTTTAGTTTGGTGAGCTCGAGGGAATGGACAGACTCGGCGAACATATATCCGCTCTCCCCCGCCAAGGCGGATGATTTGGGGCCTAGGGTCAGCGGTACCTAGTACCTTTTGTCATCCCTGAAGAAACGAGGCCATCCATTCCCTCCAGCCCACTGAAAAAAAAAGTAGAGGTATTATCGACTTACATTAGTCTTCCTCTCTATTATGAACCATGTTTTTCATGCGAAAAAGAGAATCCCTTGTTAAGGGACGCTCCTTTCTGTATGTACTTCCTAAGCGGGCCTAATTGCTTTAACCAGCATCCACGCCAAGTAGAACCATCCAAATAGGATCCACATGATGAATTTGCCGATGAATTTAAACATTTTTACTCCTCTTATAGGTATAATACATTTCATTATAAGAGGTGTTTTTACTGCGAAAAATGGCCGATGGACGGAGTCGAACCGCCCTTACGTCGGAACCGTAACCCAATCCTGGCACCGGCCACACTCTAATTAGTCAACCAGAGTGACTGTAACTCTTGCCGTCCTACTATTGACCGAATTGGCGTGAGCGCTCAGCACGCAGTCAGGACGATAAAGACCGAACAGACCCTCGGTGAAGAACGAACGACGTCCGCCCTTGAGAATATTGCCCTGCTTCACAAAGGGATTTCCCCAGTGATCACGGCAGACAAGCGTATAGGTACCGAAGCTGTATCGACCCATCTGTACCTGAGCAAAGTTGACGTCAGTCTCGTTCGTAGAGGCGAAGCAGTTGTTCGTTCCAGGACCAGAATCAATGCACGAATCAGTGGTGCTGGCCTGGGCCGTACCCGCAAACGCAAGCGAGGCGAGTACAGAAACAAGAGCGATCAGACGCTTCATTTCGTTGTTTCTCCTTTTGTGTTAAATGGGTCAGTACGATATGTTAACTTCGGATATTCGTATGGGCGCTCCTTTACGAGACAATATCTGAACCTTTTGAGGAAATCTCCCCCCGGGGTTTTTTGGGAATTCAAAAAGGAAAGCCCCAAATGGGGCCCTCCTTCGAGATTTCTCCCTGGGCTTTCATTTCGGTCTGAGCAACATTCCGAACGCTCTTGACGTGATAACATTCACGCGTTCATGCTTGATGACCATGAGCAGGCCGAGAAGGTTGGCGGCAACGACGACGAGCGTATCCTTGCTCACAGATGAAGGCTTTTCTTCTTCCTTCAGCTTGTGCAGCTTGATTAGCGCGTCGAGTGACTTCTGGTACTCCTCGGAACCAATTGCATGGTTATTCAAATCTAGAAGCGCTTTGTTAGCGGCGTTTTCGAGCGGCGTATATAGATAGCTCTTCCCCCAAAACATTCCAGCTCCTCTGGTAGATTCCCTCATTAAAGGCAAAGTTTCACTCGCGACCCGAGTTTCCGCTCAGATCCGTGTCCACTTTGAAGATCACCAGAGGCTTATAAGCAAGCATATCGGGTGACTCGTCAAGTTCAAGGGAAAATACCGTCTTATCTTCGCCCTTACGGATACGAAGAGTACCGCTGTATGACTGCATAGATATTAGCCACACATGCATCATATATCCAAGAATTAATCCTCCTGCTAATGCTATCCCATAGTAAAGAACTGACATTCGTCTCCTAAGGATCAATCGCTACCACAGTAGGATAGGCTTTTTCGCCTTCGGAACTTTGTGTACGAATGTATTCAGTAACCCGTGAAACTTCGACAAGGCGGGTGTTTCCCTGAACCTCGATAATATCTCCGAGATCGTAGTCCTTGCCATATTGAAATATATTAGTCGGCGCTACTTCACCATCGACCGTCCGAATATACTCATTTTGCTTTAGTTCTTTATCGGCCCGATTGTTGAGAACATCAAGAAGTTCTGCCTGCTTCTTAGGTACAGTATCTTCTGGACCATTCTTGTCATCTTCGTCAAGATCGTTCTTAATTTGAATATCAGTTGCCAGGAGAATCTTCGCACGCAAATCAAATCCGGTATACTTGCCTTCCTCAGTGGTTCGGCGGGATATACCAGGTTTATTGTCTTGCTGTAGCCATACATTTGGTAGACCAGGATTATCAGCCGTATCAATCTTTGCGAGACTCGAGGCATATGAATATACCAGCGTTTTGAACCCGGCAACGGATCGGAGTTCGTTGACACTAGCCAAAGAATCCATGGTTGGAGAAAATCGAATAATTGGATTCTTAGGATTTGTGTTTTTATTGCTTGTGCGATTCGTTCCTTTGTAGCTCCGAAATCTAAGTGTCTTATCACTATCTTTGAGCGAGATTCTCATTCCGACTTTGTATTGCTCTGCAATCGTTCGCAAAGCATCGTACACCGGGCCAAATGGAACCAGAACTTTACTAATCTTTTTGCCAGTTGTGTCCTGGGATTCAAGCTTTAATTCGGGAATTATAAGCTCTTTTTCTCTCGCAGCGTTACCAAGGCCCATTTTATTGGTACCGATGATTGTGCTCTTGTCGGTACACATCTGCCGGACAATTGTCCACAGAATTTCACCAGCATGGAGATTTGTGATTTTCCACTGAGTTTTTTGATGCTGCACGCTATTCCGAACAAATCGGTTATTGAGCCAGGACAAAACAGAAATACCGATAACCTTGATTCTCCCGTCTTCAATACTTCTGGTTTCGATGATCATAGGCTCGGTACTTTTGTCTATTATAAGCAAAGTTCCCTCTGCCAATTTGCTAAAGAGATCGGCTCTTAAGGGAACAACTACCTCGCACTCGCTATCGCCGTAAAATCGCTCTGTCCAGATGACTGAATAGAACTCTTCAATGACATCGATCCGGGAATAGTTCCTATCCAGAGTATAGAGCTCCATCAGATTCCACCGAATCTCTCATAGTACGTGAGCTCCCAGCTTTGTACTCCGTTATCGGAAGTGACCTGGAATTGGTTTGTTCCTGGCAAGAGCATCGGCCATTCGGAGCCTTCCTCGGTAACGAGATTCGATAGAAGACTCGTACTTACACCATTGCTCTCATTCACTGTTTCTGAGTACTTATTTAGCGGAAGAGAGCTCATATGAAAATACTTCGTAGACGTTATAAGATTAGGCAAAACCGCTTTGAAGAACGTTAGATCCGGATTTCCGATCTGAATAGTGAGCTCATTCGGATTGGTGCCAGATACCTGCTCAACCTTGACCTGAATTCCTGCTGGAACACTCCCGTCATAGACAATATCTAATATATCGTCCGAAGTGTTTCCGCTGATAATTTGAGGATCTATTGCGCTGAAATATGGATCGGGGCAGATGATTGAGACCTGGATCTCTGGATCATTGGAGAACATGTTGGCCGTAAGGCTCTCCACAACGCCCGTAATCTCAAGGTCTTCCATGTCATCGCTATACAGCTCGAGTCGAACTGCCTGCTTTGGCATGAAATATGAATACAGGAGTCTGCGGAGAGCCTCGGGAGACCAAAGGTTCCAGTCGGGATTCGGATGCAGTGTAAGGACGAGATTCCGACTCAATACACTGCTTCCTACATAGGCTTCTCCGTCTATTGAGCCATACGGCTGTGTGCCGATTGAGGCTGTGACCGGATCAAGCCCATCGATATTACGGATTTGGATTAGATCTGATTCAGCTCTCCCAGCTTCGTCCAAAGGTAGGGTAGGAGCTGACTGCCATGCGCTATACGCCTTAACTATACTTAGCACAGCTCCCTCCTATCTTAGAGCAAGAGCAGTTTTAAACTGGGACAACTGGTTTCTCGTATGCCTATAGATCTCAATCTCACTCAGAGCCTTAGGTGAGTTGATGTTCTGCTCGAAGTGAACCGCAGTTCCACCCAACGCAGCTAGAGTCTTTTCGTCAGGTGTTGCTAGTGCGATATTGGAAGCTTGGACGGAAGATACCCCCGCGGTAATTTTTGGATCTGCAACCAACTTCGTCAATTCTCCAGCCTGATTTCGAACTTGTGTCAGGTCGAGAATCGGGGTAATTGTCGGATTAGTATCAATTATCATGTCAAGAGAACCCAAGGAATTCTGCATAGCCTTTACGGCTGTACTTGCGGAATCCTCAATCGAGCTCTTTACAACGCCTGAATTATCTTGGATACCCTTTGCAAAGCCGAGCATGACATTCTCACCAATGTCCATGAAGACCTTTGATGGCGAAGTCAGACCCAGAAGATGCTTTACCGGCCCGGGAACATTATCTTCAACGGTTTTAACTACAGCGTCTTTGAGATCTCCGGCCTTATTTCCGATACCCTTGATAATTCCGGCAATGATTGCTTCGCCGATCCCGATGGATTCCTCAGTAATTTGAGGCATGTACTTGTCAATGGCCTTATGCAAACCCTTCAGGAAATCGAGAATAACCTTGCCTGCACCATTGGCAAGCTTGACGGCATTCTTTCCGAGTCCTTGAATGAAGCTGAGTACTGCATTTACACCAGCAGTAACAATGCGGTTCGCATTATTGGCCATACCTCTGATGAACTGAGTAATGACACCGGTTGCAGCTGAAAGAATCTTCGAGTAGTTATTACCAATGCCCTTAATGAGATTGGTAATAATTCGACCACCGGCATTAACAATCTTCTGAATGTTGCTAGCAATGCCCTGAAGAATCTTGAGCACGATGCCCAAACCGGCAGTGACAATCCTTGCGCCGTTATTTGCTATACCATCCAGGAAGTTGGTAACGATCTTAATCCCGGCATCCAGAATCTTCTGAATATTCTGGTTTATTCCGTTAAGAAGAGCTAGAATGAAATCGATACCTGCTTGGATGATGTTAGTTTGATTATCCTGTAAGAGCTTTATTATGTCGTCGATCAGAACCTGAATAAGTTCCATAAATTTCGGGTTGAGCTTAATCAGGCCGTCGATGACACTACTGATGATCTTGATAACTGCATCCACGAACTTCGGAGCGGTCTTCGCAAGTGCATCAGCAATCTCGATAACGCCAAGGATCAGAAGTTTGGCGTCCTCGATGATGCCCTTTAGAAGCTGAGTAACTGCAGCAAGCAGAATCCCAACTCCAGTGGGAAGCGCTACGATCAGAGCACTAAGTCCAGCCGCGATCAGAGAAATACCTACTCCGGCCAATGCTAGGCCTGCACCGATGAGCAACATTGCGGCGCCAAGACCCAGAAGGCCCGGAATCGCAGGAGTAATGAGTGCTCCAGCGATGCCGATAATGGCAAATGCTGCTGCTAGAGCGATCAAGCTCGTTACGATCTGCTGCCACGACATGTTTCCAATCGTCTCGAGGGCTCCGGCCAGGACAGATATACCAGCTGCGGCAACTGTCAGTGCGGCCGCACCAGCTAGTGTCCCAGACATCGCATACAAGGCGACACCCAGAATGATCAAAGCTCCTGCAAGAGTGCCCAAACCCTTTGCGATCTCAGATATGGACATTCCACCGAAGCCAGCAATAACTTTGGCAATCTGACCTAGTGCAAATGAAACTATTGCAAGTCCTGCGCCTAGCACGATCATGTTTCCTGGCATGAGTCGCAACGCAAGACCAATGACAACGAGTCCACCGGCAATACCGAGCATTCCCTTGCCCATTGTGGACCAGTCCATGTTGCCGAACGTCTTGACTACACCGGCTAGGATCTTGAGTGACGCAGCTACGAGAATCAAACCCGCACCTGTAGCTACCATTCCACCGGTTGGCATCAATCTCATTGCCCCAATCAGGACGGTAAGACCGACACCCACACCAATAAGACCCTGGGACATCTCACCCCAGCTCATGGTGGCGAACGTCTTGACCGCTAGGGCCAAGAGAAGCAGTCCTATACCAATTGCAGCAATGCCAGCTCCCGCCCTTACCATTCCAGCCGAGTTTGCCGACAGTGGAATGACTGCCACGGAGATGATGCCAAGAAGGACACCAACACCAGTAAGACCCTTCAACAACTGGCCCCAGTCAAGCTGAGCAAGGATAACCACAGCTGCCGTAAGAATGACAATAGCTCCAGCCAGCAAGATCAAACCTGCAGAGACGATAGGAAGCTTGATAAAGCCCGTTGATGTTGAGATCTTGTCGATGATTGCCATGGCGCCAAGAAGTTCACCAAATGCAACAGTCATTGCACCTAAAGCACCACTCAATTTCTTTGGATCAGCCAACGAAAGTGCAACCACTGAAGCAGCCAAGAGCGCAACAGCAATAGCGATGTTCATCAGCGCTTTCGACTTGATCTCAGCGGTCATGGCTTTCAGCGATCCAGTAAGAGCATTGAACGGAGAGGTAAGATTCGCAAGAAGTCCACCACCCGCTCCCTCAAATCCGAGCTGCTGCAAGAGAGTTCCGCCACCGAGGAACTGCTTGAACATGATGACGAGGCCACCAAGAAGTCCTGTCCGAATGACGGCAAGGATCGCCTCGAAGTTGATGTTCTCAAATGCTGACTGAATGGCTGGTCCAATTGCTTGACCCAACTGAGACAGCGCATCAAGCACACCGTTGATAAGTCGGTCGGAATGTGAGAACGCCTCGAGCATGTTGCCGAACGCAGTCCCAATTGCACCAAAGACACCGGCAAGTCCGCTTCCTTTTCCGCCAACTCCCCCGGGGGAAATTTCGTCAAAGAAACTCGCAATGGCATCTTTCAACATTCCTATCATTTTGACGGGCGCAACAAGAATGTCGCCAAGCCCGTTGAAGAAGTTGCCGAGGCCCTTACCCTTCTTCAGAGCTTCGTCTACCTTGACCAGAAAATCACCGATGCTGCCAGTAATACCAAGGAAACTTCCAGTACCACCAGCGATAGCACCGAGCACTCGCTTAAACACATCGAAGATTCCACCTAGAATCTGTTTGCCGATGTCCAGAACTGCGAACAGCCCTCTGAATGTTCGTCTCAAATCCTCAACAGTTTGAGGACTTGGCTTGAGCGTCTTGGTAAACGCCTCCAACTTCTTTGTTAGATCAGCAAGATCTTTTCCAGTCGTTGCCGGGAAGATGTCGCGGAAGGCATCCTTGATTGGTGCAAGTACGGCGCCTAGTGCTAGGAAGATGTTCTTGATGGAATTGATCAGAGCCGTTCGGCCGCCTAGAGCTTGCCAGTCTTTTAGTACTTTGTTCCTGGCGTTTGAGCTTGTCTGGATAAACCCGTTGACCGCATTGGAGACGTCCGTGAACAGCGTCTTGGCCTGGTTGAAATTACCAAAGACTAGCTGCCAGGTTTGAGCCCAACCGGATCCGATCGCTTCCTTGGTCGTGTCCAGGAGCTGGCCAAGAGTCTTAACCTGAGTCGCAGCTTCCTGAGCAGTCTTCGCCGTCTGCTGAATCGCTTTGATCTGGGCATCATTGAATCCCTGAGCTTTCAGCTGGGCATCTGACAAATCACCCGTAAACTGCTGAAGTGTATTCGTCAGAACCTTGGATGTGAGCCAGGACTTCCCACCAGGTGTGGTGGCTGAGAGAGAATTTCGGAAACTCTGACCAGCGATCGAAACGTTCTTCATCTTACCGGTAAGTGTAACCGCTCCCTCATTCAGCGTTCCCATCTTCACAGCCGTCTGTGCAAGCGCACGCTGGAAGACGGTACCACCCATACCTGCGTTGACAACTGAGTTCCAGTCCATCAACGTAACTCGTCCTGCGGCTAGAGCCTGCGACAACTGGTACATCGCAGTCGAAGCCTGATCAGCATTCGAACCTGAGAGTGCCGCCAGGTTAGCGATACCCTTGATTGCGCCAGTCGCTGTATCTAGATCAACACCGGCAGCCGTGAAGGTACCGATGTTCTTGGCCATCTGGCTGAAGTTATAGATCGTCTTGTCTGAATAATGGTTCAGTTCATTCAGAGCTCTGTTGACGTCCTTCAGCGTAGTGCCAGCGGCCTGGGTATTGGCCATGATCGTCTGAACAGCGTTTAGGTTCGTCGTATACTCATGAAATCCCTGAATGATCGGATCCAAAGTTAATGACTTGACGAGCGCCGAACCAGCAAGTACAGCTCGAGTAGCGATCTGTGACATCACGCCAATAGCAATAAGCCTTAGCGCATCGAACTTTGGAATGAGAGAATCAAGAGCGCTCCCGATTTTGGAAAGGAGACCCGTCTGAACACCCGAGGCAGCCTTATCAATATCGGCCATTCCTTGGGTAGCGCCATCGAGCTTGAGCGATGCTTTGAGTCGATTAAGTGCATCGATACTTCGACTAACACCCTGCTCGAACTTACTCGATTCGAAACTCATTGAGACAACTTTGTCATCAATGGTTGCCATTAAACTTGGGTCACCTCCCTCCATGCTTCGGCTGCTATCTGATCAAATATGGGTCGAATTGCAGGCATGATGTAATCTCTGCCCTGAACGTATCCACCAGTTCGGGTACCATGACCGTATTGAATCAGAATAGCGATGGATTCGCCTTCGTTTATGTTGTTATTGTGCCAACGAATGGAGTAGTATCCTCGTTTTGACTCAATCGTGTAGTACCACGACTCCGAAGTCAGACCAGAATCTACTGGTGTAGCGTTAGCTAGGGCATTTACACCCAAAGATCCGTACTTATTTAGAACAGAAGCCAAATCATCTCTTTGCAGATGTTCTAAATATCGTTCTGTGTTTTTGAAGTCTCCCGATTCGGTAAATGTAATCATAATTACCTAGATGTGAGACGAATAACAACAGTACCGGGGGTACCCGCTTGGCCATAGTTATACGGTAGACCGTTCAAAGGAGAAGCAGTAGCACCTCCCCCTCGTCCAGGCTTGATCGAAACTCCAGTTCCTGGATCTGGCTGAACATCCTCCCCATCTCCTGACACCAAGACATCGTCCGGATTCCAAGAGCCATTACCTCCAGCACTACCATCGAGATAGGAAGTAGCTACGCCATACTTTCCGATTCCTCCTGCGCCACCTCCACCGCCATGGCCAATATTGTCGATGATGGGGCCGTCTTCGCCATCTGTGTTTAACGTGCTTCCGATGGTTCCACATACTCCGCCTAGACCTCCACCTCCAGCTGCAATGGTATTACCTATTCCGCCAGCACCACCATGAGCCTGAGATGTACCAGTTATTGCGTTAGTCTGAGCTCTCTTTCCGCCCTTACCACCTGATGCCCGACAAGTAGTGCCATTGAACGACGAAGGTCCACCATCAGTACCGTCACTTGTGGCAGTACCAACGGCTACGGTGGTTCCAGCAGCTCCAGAAGCACCAATAACGATTGGACAGGAACTCGGTAGTGCAGACAGCATTCCTTGGACTCGCTGGTATCCTCCGCCTCCACCTTCTCCGCCGTAATTTCTAACCAGAGTTCCGGTGTTTGCAGTATCAACACCACCACCGTGTCCTCCACCTCCACCTATGCAGATGACATCGAAGTGGCTATACCCTAGATCGATCCAATCCTGGGGAATGAAAGGAACTCCATCCTCAAGGACTTTAGTTATTGGATTTGCCCGTACGATACTTCCGGCGAGTTCAAGTCTCATCGGAAATCCTAAGTACGAGTGTCTAGTACATTGATAGTTACATCGAAGTTTGCCGTGTTAACTGCAGCACCAGTAGAATCGAGAACCTGTACTCTTACTGATCCAGCAGCAGGAGCTTCGAACTTGTAATACTGCCGACCGGAAGCAAGTGGACCTACAGAACCACTGATTACAAATATACGCGAATCGAAGTACATCGTATACTCACCAGTAGCTGTTCGAACCATATGCCATGGCGTTCCATCAGACCACACACCATTGCCAGCAGTAACATCGGTAACCGGATTCATCGTTGTCAAGACCGTTGTACGCTGAATATCTTTTTGCTGAGTCCTCATGCCATTACCTTCAGACTGACTTTGTCTTCGATGCGCAACGTGTCGAAATTGACAAGAAGCATGTCATCGGCCATTCCCTGAACATGATCTCCTGCATTCTTGGGAGAAGGAAGATGGTCATACAGACTCTTGATGTAGAGCTTATTGATATCTGTCATCATCAACGCAGCATCAGTAACGAACACTGTATCGATCTCACCGATGAAGTTACTTGCGCTTGCGAGAGAGGAACCAATGACGAACTTGTTAGCTCCGCCAAGAGAAATAGAACTCAAGGCTGTCGAAGAAGCAACAAGACGTCCGTCCACATAGAACTTGCGCTTCAATCCCTCAACCGGAGAATTCTCCTCGACGACTACAACAAAGTGCCATTGTCCATCGGAGATAAACGGACCGGTTACAGGAGTGCCTGCGCCTTGTGCGAAGGTAATGTTTCCGGCTGAAATATACAATCGGGTATCGTTGGTGCCGTTGGTCGTTCCCCAGGTGATAAGATAGAGTGCCGAAGCAGTTCCGTTCGAACACTTGACCCAACAGCCATAAGAAACCGTGGACGTTCCTCCAGGAAGACCAGTATCCGTTGCGGTAAGTCTCTGGGCGCCATTGAGATTGTACGCATTTCCCTTAGTACCATCAACTCCAGCAACAGAGACGGGAACACCGACAACAGCCAGACCAGCACCCGAGTTAGATCCGTCATTTCCGAGTGATCCAGCCGAGAAATTGTATAGACGAAGAGGCGTAGTGGGAAAATCGGTAGGAAGCAACGATGCACCCTTAGCCCCACGAATTACACTCAAAGAGACTCCCGAAGGAGTAGCGGCAAGTGTGTGGGGGATTTTCGCGCAGTAAAAATTGAAGATGTTCTCCGCCGAGAGAATCTCGGACGTCACAAACACCTCATCAATTCGTCCGAAATGTGGCTCTGCCGGTGCTGTGCTCAGATCGGCATTGAATCCACCGATGTTGAACGGCTCATTCGAGCCAAATATAAATTCTGCACCGCTTGAACCACGCAATGCACTTGCTTCCAGAATGCCGTCGACATAAAGACTTTGAAGAATGCCATCGAAAACGCCGACGACAAAATGCCAACGATCGTCACAAATTTTCGAGAGGCCATTGATCTCATTCAGAGCAGTGCCAGAAGAGCTAACTCCGAAACTTGCCACGTTCGTATCTCGGATCCTCAGCACATAGCCGATCTGACTTCCTGGACCACGTTTTGAGATGATGTTCTGAAATACACCCTGCTTTGACGTCCGAACCCAGGCGGCAAATGTTCCTACTCTGAGTCGGAATGCATCACCTGATCCTATATCACTGATATACAGAGCGTTTGATCCGTTGAACTGAGCTGCGCTACTATTCATACCGTCAATACCACGAATGAATGTAACAGATCCTCTATCAACAAGCGTATGATTGTTACCGCTCGCATCCGTCAGAACATTCGAGAAATTCCACAAAGCTTCAGGTGCCGATAGACCAATATTCGTGAAATCGGTTAACGTCAGCATTCGACCTGCACGAATTTGATTCGGCATACCAATATCGAAAATAGCCTGTTGAACAAGAACAGAAAGATCTGATCCAAGAGGTCCTTGAGGACCGGGCGGACCGATTACACTACCCGCATCAATAGTCGACCCATCATGTTTTGTAAGGATCAACTCACCATCGATAACATCACCGTCAATAACCGATGCCGCTTCGATTTCAAGCATACGATCGGCGGTAAGACCAGTAACGGTAGCCATTTCACCTCCTAGCCAGGACTCGTAGATGAGATTGTGTACGTGTCTGGATCCAAATATGTCGTATCTGCGTTATCAATTTGGAAAGTAGTCTCGTCAAGCATCGTAATGTAATTGTCAGCTGCATCGATAGCCGTCCAAGTACCATCTCCGTGATCCACGATGATAAGTTCCTGAAGATAACCGAAATATCCAGCAATTTCAGCCATCGAAGGAAGACGTGGATTAGTTGTCTCGGTTCCAAACAGCTGATCTTCCAAAACTCGCATGACATCAGGAGGTGTCTGTGTTGAATCAATGGAAATATGAACCGTTGGTCTAAAACCTACAAGTTTTGTAGGGGTTCCGCTTAGAGCCCAAGCAAATTCTGTGGCCTGAGCTCCAGAATCTTCAAGAGTATCGAACGAAATAGCATCAGGATTGGCAATGACATTATAGAGAATATGAATTTTATAGCCGAAATCCGGTGATAAATCGCTACCAATCTTTGTTCTGTATACCAAATTAAAGCTGCTGGCTGGCTGATCGTAAATATCAAGGCCAGGAGAGATGCTAGAGAGCCCATTGATCTCGTCGAATTCTTCTGGATACGTAAGTGCCTTGATTTTCCCTTCGAAATCACCCGGAACAAAGTTCTCGAGAAACTTCACACCTTCGAGATAGTACGGTTTTACTTCAGAAGTAGAATCTTCTTCCACTGAAGTAAGACCATTCCAAGGAACCGCCGTTCCATCGTTAAGATAGAGAACTCCTCGATCAATACCCGTCTGATAGATTCGTTCGCCAATTTCATCCCAAGCAAGAGCTGTCATTGTCACCCCCTTTCTAACCTGAAGTACCCAATTGCGCTCTACGTTGAGCGTTGAGTTCTCGATTCCGAGCTGCAATCTCCGATCGACTCATCTTCTTAGGCTTCGATTGCTTGACATTACAGATTCGGATCAAGGTGAACAACCTATTAAGATGCCAGGTCTCACATTCAAATGGGATCTGAAAGACCACCATCCAATAGTAAACGAGTTCGGCTGTGATAACGTCTCGGCTTTTTGGAGCTCCTGGAACTTCGTTAAACCAGGTAGCCGTCATCTTGGCTTCGATGTAATCGTTTATCTCAGTAAAATTCTTCTCTGAAAACTTAGAGAAGACTTGATCTGGAACGTTAGGAGTCAACACCATGCATTTGATATAGTCAAGTACTTCATCGTTTGTTTTATCAGCCTTACCCAGAAAAGGCTTTTCGTGTTTCGACTCCCATTTTGACAGTGAGACCAAAGAATGCTCTAACTCTAAAGTCACATCGTCCTTTGTGGTGAACTCTTGTGACTCATCGTCGAACATCTCGACACCTAGGACTACAATAGTGAGCATTCCTTGGCCTCCCTATCTTAAAATCACGGACCAGCGAACAGTGCGATAACTGCATCCGGAGTCGGAAGCGCAGCTTCGGTAGCACCAGCACCATAGAGAAGATCCTCGAGTGCTGCCAGATCAGCTGAATCCACAACAGTGGAGTCGACCACAATCAGAGAAGTAGGCTTGTAGTCGGTAACCGGAACTGGAGTAGTCGAAATGTCCCAGCTAAACGAGATTGCCTCAGGTGAATCGTTGACAGTGGCATAAGCCTTCTCTGACGGAGCGGCCAGAGCACCATAAAGCAGATGCAGCTTGTAACCGAAGTCCATTCCGTCGACGTCGTTGCCAACCTTTGTCCGGTAGCTCATACCGAACATCTTTCGGATCTGCTGTCCAAGGGCCACGCCAGGCGATGGAAGCTCTGTACCATCACACTGGGCGAACTCCTCCGGGTACGTGAATGCCTCGATAGTGCCGCCGAACTCCTCAGCGGAAACGAGGTTCAGGTACTTGATGTTGTCCGCATACTGCGCGGACGGCTCGGCGCCCGTTGGCGACTCAGTCACTGTCGTGAGACCATTCCAGGCAAAACCGGTGTTGTACACACCAGACGAGTCTGGGAGATACAGAACACCATGGTCTACACCAGTTTCATATAGCTTGTCGCCAACATCATCCCATGTCAAGGCGGCCATATCCTTCCTTTCACTTAAAAGTAGACGTTATAAACGTCGTGATTTAAATCGTCGGCTGTATAAAACCTGTTAAACAAACTCATCGGCAATGCAGCCACTTTGTCTGGAATTTCACTATCCGGATCTCGATCGATCACTATGATCATGTATCGTTTGGTATGATTATATGGTTCGTCGTCTGCAAATTTGGTATCTGCAAAATCTCGATGATAAACAATACATGGGTATTCCAACCGTACATTAGTTGGCGGCTGAAAATATACTTTGGGAGCGATCGTTTCAAGGATTTGGTGTAGTGTCAGGCGTTGGCCCATTATACACCTCCCCTAATCTCAGTAACAGACGGGGGCTTTGCACATCGACGCTTTGAACCGTCCACAAAACCCCCGCCCATTCCACATACCGAATGTCATAAAAATGTTCATTGGCATATGCATCGGCCACAATACTAATGGAATTTTGAACACTGAGATCAGGATTGAGATTCTCTCCTGGAGTAAGATTTCGAGCGTTACGAATAATATCACCGTAATATGAATACTCTACGATTTCATCAACAAAGACGCCAGGTGTAGTTTCTACCGAATTTCCATAACCAATGCGACCAAAGAACCTCGTCATGGCTGCCTACCTTATTTAGGCGGTCTCAATAACCAGAGCCGAGCGGATCTTGGTAAGCGCGCCAGAAACACGGGTCTCCAGCAGGTACTTGTACTGGTTGTAATCGATATCGAAGTCGTCGAAGAAGGCGACGTCGCCACCCTTGTCTGCGCCAATCGTGTAGTCCTTCAGATTGACGACAATACCGACAAGCTTGGCCTCGGTCTCCAGAACTTCAACCGTAACGATGTTCGAAACACCCATCTCCGAAGCGAGCTCGGCAGCAGTCCTCCACAGACGATGACCATCATTGTCGCGATAGACCAGAAGCGAGTTGAGTCGCGGAAGCGTGGTGTAGAGAGTCGGAGAACCCGATCCTTTATAGGCAGCCATCGCTCCAATAAATGCGTCCACCATCTCGGGCGGGGTATCCACCGTAGCGGCGAGCGTAGTATGAATAGCATACAGATCGTCGTCATGCAGGATCGAGCGAATACCGGCATTGTCTGTAGCACCGGTCAGACCTGGATCCTTAATGTGGTCGTCATCATCAAAGGCACGACCATCACCAATGAGAACTGCACGCGCAAGCTCCTCATCGAGCATGACACGCATCTCAGCCTTCAGCCAAGCCACCACATCGAAATCTGTGATGTCGATGATGTCATCGCGATCCAGCTTCTGCTTCTTGTACACCGTGCTCGGGGTTGTCGCGCGCGAGACCAGTCCGAAGAACTCTTCCTTCTTCAGATTGCCCTTCACATAACCCAGAGCTCGGGCCGTATCCACCGTAATATCAGCAACGATGGACTTGATGCGCGAGAACGGCGAATGCCGAGTGCCGTTGATGACACCCGAGACCCACTCCATTCGACGTGCATCGAACTCAGGGGTAGAACTAAGAGCGC